GCATGAAAGGTATGTCCATAAAAAGTGGGGATAAACGCCCCACTAAGTCTGGTGCGGGCATGACGGCAAAGGGTGTTGCTAAATATAGACGGCAGAACCCTGGATCTAAGTTGAAGACAGCTGTGACGGAGAAGAAGCCTACAGGCAAGCGAGCGTCTAGAAGAAAGTCATATTGCGCTAGAAGTGCAGGGCAGATGAAGAAGTTTCCAAAAGCAGCAAAAGACCCTAATAGTAGATTACGACAAGCAAGAAGAAGATGGAGGTGTTAAATGACTAATAAGACTTACGATGCCATGATTAAGAGAAATGGTAAGAAGAAAGAAAAGAAGAAAGAAACAAAGAAGAGTAATAAGTTTAGTACAGTACCAAATACTGGAGATTTTGGGGCGTTAGCAGCGAAGACTAAACCAGTCCCACCAATATCCAAAGAAGCTAGGGTAAAACGTGCAGATCCAAACAAACCTCGCCCAAAATATTTTGATATTAGGGAAACAGGGGATAGCCCAATCGGAGCGGCAGTTTTTACAGCAGCTGCAAATTTAGGAGCGTTTGATAAAGAAGACAAGGTAACACAGCCTATGGAGGCAAAAGTTAAAAAGAAAGCAGGTGGCAAAGTCATGTTCTCTCGTGGAGGTGGCGTAGCTACACAGGGGACTAAATTTAGTAGGAACGGCTAATGACGATCAGTCGCGCACAAATGGGTAAGCAGATCAAAAACCCACCAAACAAAATGTCTAAACTTTCCCAGAAGAGGAAGAAAAAGGCACAAAAAGAAAGAGAGAAGAAAGATGGCGTATTTACAAAGTAATGTACCGTATTTTAAAGCATGGGTAAGACGAGAGTACACGAAGAATTTTATAGAGTATCAAGGAGAATTTTTACACGTAATGGTTATAGCTGTAACAACAATGCCAAACCGAAGTCTAAGTTTCCAAGTAATATTTACTGGGTGCGAGACTGACGACACGGATGAGCCAAACGTACATGGTGGAGCTATGTGGGCTAGAATGCCTATAACAGCGTTGGTAGCTGATACCAGTTACGAAGAGTGGCCTACAGAGATGCCACCATACGTAGCACAACCGTGGGATTGTATGTCTCACGATCACTCAGTTTATGTATTGAATAGGGCTACACCCGCCCCTTGGATAGCCAAGGTAGACGGAGAGTTCTATCCTGCGAAATACTATTTTACTGTGGATTATACAAACAGTGAAGTAGCGGACGATCCTGCCCAACACAAACAGAGTCATGTTCTTGAACTGTTAGATGCAGGAGAGTATACAGGTAACATAGTAGCGTTGCCTAACAATCGGGTTCGTGTAACACACCCTGCGTGGTTTGAGACTGGTCAAGGCGCACCAGATTTTAGACCGAATCAACATACTTTTCATTCTAAACAGAACCATGAATACGTTTGGGATACCCAACGTGTTTTTAACAATCTATACAAAGAGGAGCAAGAAGATGGCGAATAAGAAGAAGATGATGGCTGGCGGTAAAGGAGTCAAAAAGAAAATGTTAGCTGGTGGTAAAGGAGTTAAAAAGAAAATGCTTGCTGGCGGTAAGCAAGTCAAAAAGATGATGGCTGGTGGTAAAACTAAGAAGGGTTATGCTGCGGGTAAAATGGTTAAGAAGATGATGGCTGGTGGTAAGACCTCAAAGCCTGACTTCTTAGATCTTGATAAGGACGGTAATAAAACTGAACCGATGAGGCAGGCCGCACAAGGCAGAGCCAAAGGCGGAGCTATCAGAAAAATGGCTGGTGGTAAGCAAGTCAAGAAGATGATGGCTGGTGGCGGTAAAGCTAAAAGCATGGCTAAAGGTGGCGCTAAAGGCGGTAAGAAGAAGTCTAAAACTAAAGTGAGAGGCGCAGGTATAGCACAAAGAGGTGTAAGACCCGCGAAAATGAGATAGAGCCATGATGCGTAGATACTATAAAAAAGGGGGTAAGATATGCCCTTCAGGTAAAGCTTGGGCTAAACGTACATTTGATACGTACCCAAGCGCCTACGCTAATATGGCTGCTTCTAAGTATTGTAAAGATCCAAGCTATGCTAAAGGTAGTAAAAGAAAGAAGAAGTAATGGGCGCTTTAAAAGATTGGGTAAAACAAGACTGGGTTCGTATCGGTACTGACGGCAAAATAAAAGGCAAGTGTGGTACATCTAAGGATAAGAAGAACCCAGATAGGTGTTTACCACGTAGTAAAGCTAGCAGTCTTAGTCAATCTCAACGAGCTACTACAGCTAAGAAAAAGAAGCGTGAAGGCGCTAAAGGTAAAACTGTGGTAAAAAATACTAAACCTGCTACAGTAAAACTACGAACGGGCGGACTTGCAAGGAGAAGAAGGCATGGCTAAATCTGAACAAGAACTAAGAGAAAAATATTTTGATGACGATGCGCTTCAAAATACTATAAGTCTACAACAATTTTTTATACAGCAAGGGAGACCTGATCTAGCCGAACCTGAGAAAAAGAAAAAGGGTGGGTCTATCAAACTAAGAGGCGGGGGACTTGCTCGACGTAAACGAAGTATCGCGCGAGGATGCGGTGCTATAATGGCAAACAGAAGAAAGAAAACGCAGTACATATAGGAGATATCATGAAACTTATACAGAATGGTACATTTGCAACAGGAGAACCTGTGTATCAGATAGCAGAAAATAACAGCGATGGAACACACACTACTGTTGTGTTTGATCCGATGACAAAAGAAGAAGCCGAAGAGAGACTAAAGTCTATGGGAGGCACAACTACAAAACCTGTAGAAGAGGCAGTAGCTGATGATTCTCCTGACTACAAGTCTATGACAAAGTTAGAACTAGAAGCCATGATGCGTGAGCATGGTGTAGAGCTAGACAGGCGCAAGTCAAAAGGTGAGTTGTTAAAAGAGGTAGATGACTATTTTACACATGTGCTACACACACCTAGTGAGGACTAATAATGGCTACATCGGGTACTACAGCATTCAACATGGACTTCACGGAGATCGCTGAAGAGGCGTGGGAACGTGCAGGTCGTGAAATGCGTTCTGGATATGATTTAAGAACTGCCCGTAGATCTATGAACTTGTTGACCATAGAGTGGCAAAACAGAGGGTTGAACCTTTGGACAATAGATAGTGCAACACAAGCCATCACCGCAGGTACAGCGCAGTACACGCTTGCCGCAGATACTATAGACTTGTTAGATCAAGTCATACGAACAGGTGACAGTGGTTCTGGAGGTCAGTATGGTGACGGAGGATCTACACAATCTGATCTCACCATAAGTCGTATTGGTGTGACTACCTTCGCGTCTATTCCTAACAAGTTAATACGCGGTAGACCTATTCAAGTATGGGTCGAAAGACTGCGTGATGCACCACGAATAAACCTATGGCCCGTGCCTGATAAGTCCTATAGTTTTGTGTACTGGCGACTACGACGTATAGAAGATGCAGGGAACGGTATAGAAACAGCAGATATGAACTTTAGATTCTTACCTTGTCTGGTAGCAGGGTTGGCGTATAACATAGCTATGAAGACACCTGAACTTGCAGGTAGATTACAGATGTTAAAGGCTGATTACGACGAACAGTATAATCTAGCTGCTGGTGAAGACAGAGAGAAGGTATCTGAGCGTTTTGTACCACGAGTAGGGAGGATCTAGTGGCATTTGCATCCAGCAAGAAAGCAATAGCTGAATGTGATATTTGCGGGTTTCGCTTCAAACTACGTGAGTTACGGAACATAATTACCAGAGGCAGGGACACAAATATCAAGGCTTGCCCAGAGTGTCATAGTCCTGATCACCCACAAAACAAACAAGGGTTATATCCCGTGCGTGATCCTCAGGCGATACGTGATCCACGTCCAGATTTTGCAGGGTACGAACAAAGCAGAAACTATGCGTGGGGTTGGAACCCTGTAGGTGATGGACAGAACAACTATGGACTAAGTAAGAGTAGTAGTTTAAAAATGATTAGTGGTGTAGGGTCGGTAACGGTGACAACATGAATTATACAGAATTAAAGACAAACATAGCAGATATATGTGAAACGACGTTTACAGATGCACAGGTAAACATGTTTATACAGCAGGCTGAACAAAAGATATACAACACTGTTCAGATACCTGCGTTACGTAAAAATGTGTCTGCCACGACCACATCCAGTAATAGATATCTAGCCCTACCTGCAGATTTTTTATATGCGTACAGTATGGCTATCTACACTACAGCAGGTAACGTATACTCCTTCCTACTATACAAAGATGTTAACTTTATGCGTGAAGCATACCCAAATCCTGCTACGACAGGCGCACCGAAGCATTATTCGCAGTGGTCAGATGGGTTTTTTATATTGGGACCTACACCTGACGCTGCGTATAATGTAGAGCTTTACTATGGTCACTATCCAACATCTATTGTTACTGCAACCAATACCTTCTTAGGTGACGACTTCGATTCTGCTCTGTTAAACGGAGCGTTGATAGAGGCTGTAAGATTCCAGAAACAAGAGCCAGACGTTATACAAAATTACGAGAAATTGTACTTACAATCAATTACGTTGCTTAAAAACGCATATGAGGGTAGAAATGTTACAGATAACTATAGATCTGGGACATATAAGGTAGAGGTTAGTTAATGTTGACAAGCGCGATAAAAATGGGTGAAAACTTTAGTGTAGATGTTATAACTACCGACAATAGAGGTCTGACTCCCGAAGAAGTAACAGCGTTATGTTTAGACAAAATTATATCTGTAAGTGATACAGCACCTCCTGCCATAAAAGATCAAGCACAAGCATTTCGTGGTCGTCTAGAGCTTGTTATATTAGAGTATATGAAACAAGCTATAAAACATGATAGAGTAACAATATATAATGCAATAAAAGACGCAGGGTACGATAAACTCGCAGAACATATAAGGAGAATATAATGGCTTTTTCAGGCAACGCATTATGTAATTCATTCAAGCAAGAGTTACTAGAAGGAGTACATAACTTCAAAAATAGTGGAGGAGATACTTTTAAGTTTGTCATGTATACAAACTCTCAGGCGGGTAATGATAGTTTAGGAGGAAGTAGCAGCACTATGGACGCTACAGTAACCGCATATAACACTGGCGGGACTTCTTCAAACGAAATAAGTAACACTGGAGACTATAGTCAGGGTGGTGGCACGTTAACACGAGTTGACCCATCGTTGAAGTCTACGTCAACAGCTACAACACAGTTTGGCACTTTAACGTTTTCTAGCGTCACTTTGACCGCGAGAGGAGCGTTGATATATAATGACAGTGCATCAGGTGATCCTGCTATATGTGTGTTAGATTTTGGAGCAGATAAGTCAGCATCAAGTGGCACGTTTCAAATAAACTTTCCAACTAACGACGCGAGCAACGCACTAATAAGGATAGCATAATGGCATTTAAACTTGC